TCCGACTTCATACAGCCAGCACCACCTGGAAAATCTTCTGACTCTTACGAGACGGTAGGGAAAAACCCTTTCCGGTCCATCAGGACCGACTTAGGGAAAACTACCGCAACTGATCGTTGCTTAGCACCGACCAGCACTTCAGATTTTGAAGGGGTCCTGATTGTTTTACTTCTCACCAGGTACAATTTAAGGAATACTTGTTGCACTCAATCACTTGATTCTGTTGTAACAACTCCACCACGTATGGCTTGACTTTGCTTGGGATGAGCACCTCTCACATCAGACATGGAGGCCTTTCACCTAATGTTAACAGGTTATGGATACACATCTCTTGCCGGAGGCAAGTCAGTTGTAAACAACCTGGGTGTACAGAGGAAGAAAATCGGTTGAAAATCAACCCCTGCTGAATAGTAGTACGCCAAAGATGGCCAATCAGATTCGGTTGTAACAATTTCATTAACATTAAACTGACATGTTACAACAGCCTCGTCATTGTAACGAGTATTTGTATGTGGATCAATTCCACGAGTACTCGCGAATGCGGGATAAAATCTGTATCTACTATACTGTGGTATGTTAACAGAACACGCTGGTTGCCCTTGCGTGTTAGTCAGCGACATACCAAGCTGACCAGTTTGGGTTATAGCTCGATATCCAGAAGAATATCGTATAGCTGCCCTACTCAAATTATTACCAGTGATAATAGTGTTAGACGATTGATCAACATTCGCCATAACATCGCTGGTGACAATAGGATTATCATAAAACCGCGCAATGGATAAGTGGGGGACATTAGTAATGTTCTTTCCTAATCCTGTAGTATTCACATGAATGTTAGTACTACCTCTATAACCGACAAAACAATTTATTGTCCAATCTATAGGATGGTTAGGAGCGAAATTATATCTCACACCTGATCCAGCTACGGTCGCATATCCATAACCGATATCAGATCTACCTATACCAAAAGGTACACGATAGATATAGTTAGCGGTATGGTACAATCCAGCAGGGGCTGCAGTAACTGGTTTACCAGCATACTGTATATAACCCAAACTTGCTCTATGTAGAATAGGTCTCATAGAGCAAATAACTTCCCCAGTTGTGATAGAGGCAACGTGCGAATCAACTGAAGTGGGATCCATTGTAATAGAATCCTCTTCTCCAGATTGTATAACACCTGTTGGATCCTTTACAGTATAACCTGTAGGGATATCTCTAGGTGCACTAAACATAAAATCGTCGCCTGCACGCACATACACTAACACATCAATTTCAGCAGCCAAAGCGGGAGCTGTAATGATGCTCTGAACACGCATGGTTATAACACCATTATGATATTCATCATTATAAGTGTATGTTGGAGCGGGACCATTACTGGAATTATCCGCTCTGAAGTGTGGTCTCAACCACGGGGAAGTTGCTCGATACGGAACAATGACTTCCACCTCGTCTTCTAAAGAAATATCAACGATTCTTGAAAAGGTGGTTGTCTCCGTATCAGGATTAGTGCTGATATCTCCACATGGGTCCCAAGAAATTAAAACCCGCCCCTTGTGGTATTTAGTCTTAATAAATCGAAATTTATATACTAGACTACCACGCCACAAACGAAAACCCTGACTAAAATATGACATAGGTGGAGTGGTAAAATAACCACCACCACCTCTGACATAACCGGGGTTAACTAGGGCTGAAAATATCAACGTATCTACGGGCAGATTCTCTGACCATAGTGTTCCAAGAAGAAAACTTTCTCGTGTGAGTAAATTACTAAAAGCTAATGGATCTTCTTCATCCACTCCAGCAGCTTTACTAGAGATAGTTACTTCATTCTTGGGATCCACCGACAGTTTATCTATTGGCATACGTGTCTCAACATTTGCAAAAGCATGAAATGTTTTTGGATGTACACCAGATACGTCACCTATCATCGGTGGATTGGAGTAGCCAAATAATTTGGCAATACTGGCCACTGCTTTAGCCCCAACGGAAGTCGCTGTAGCAAAAGTTCCTATTACAGGAACATCAGTCAAACGACTAGCTACATTGGCTACCATAGTTGCTGGTGCAGAAATTGTACCTGAGGTTTCCTCAGATTGCAAAGCCAGTAATGTAGTAGGTCCCATTATGCGAACATCTTCAGCCCAAGCATACACAGCAACTGTGATACCGACACCAGTTGCTCCGTTCGCTGAACGAAGATTCGCATATTGGAGAAATTGGAGAACGCCCATGCGATCAAAATCAGTAGATACTGTTGCATCCAACCAATTTCGGGGCCACAGAAAAGGTAGAACCAATTCTGCACTAGACATGGATTGCGGTTCCAAATATACTCCAGGAACCTGTGAAAAAGGAACTTGATCTGCAGATGCATGATAGTCACTACGCTGATCGCCCAGTGGAAAATAACATGCTCGCAAACTACCAAAATAAAATGGTGATGCGTTAAGCACAAATTTTAGATGTAATCTACAAGAGATACGTCCAAAGTTATCAAGTTTCTTTTTAATCTGGGTTGTATTAAAATACAATTGCCATGGTCGAATCGAGGATTGTGTGAACGTATTTTCATGCCAAGTAAATTCATGAATACGAACAGGACGATTCAGAAACTGACCTAAATCAGCCATCGAATCTGTATCCTCATCGTAGGCTCCTGCATTCATATCACCCAGATCAATTTTCTGGGATAATGCCTCATCCTTAAATCTGAGATTTTGGGTTTTGACATCACCAGGAGTGGCATGATCCGTAGCACTATCTTCTTCTTCAGATTGAAGCAGAAGCTTAGGGTTCAGACTATGCCTTCGAGCAGGTTTGCTGCGATTTTTATCCTGTGCTTTACGTAAACGTTTAGCATTGGTTTCATTCTTCGAATTAGACCAACTAATGGATATATCGTCAGCAGATCCGTTAATCGGAGCTCGACTAATCGAACGGGACTTACTCTTCTTAAAAGAGTGCGCATTTGTTTGGTTCATCTGATGTTGATGCGCATCAACAACACCAGAATCAATACCGATTAGATTAGTATTAATTTTGCCGAGAATGGTTCCCTTATGCACTACATTATCCTCATTTGTAATGCGGGTGGTTGGCGGTGTGGATCAACTTCACATCACTGAATAGTGACTTTGAGGAACGCTCATGTGGATCTCGCGTGTGCCCCTTCACTCAATATTTGCCAAATATAATAAGAGTTAGGTAACTGCACACTTACGGCTACATTTTGGTTTAAAGGACGTTATAGCTTACGCCCCGTGCCCCACTAACACGTAGGACACCTACCTTCAGGATATACATCCTTACTATTTTCCATATAGACAGCTAAAATGTCATCGAAAGTTGGAAAGGAACGTTGTAAATAGGGTAACAAATCTCTCTTGATAATTATCCCCGTAAACATTTCTTTTCTCTTATCGAATTCTTCACGTCCATAAAAGAAATACTCCGCTAGAGCAGTAAACATCGCATCCACAGCATGTTGCTCATCACACACTACCTTTGATGGTAAATGCATGGTTAACATCTTAGCTATAGATGCATGTTCTATCTGCGCTACGTGATGCCCAATCTCGGGCTCCATACGCCAACCACGTTTTAGAAAAGTGGCTTCACTTATATTAATGAATGGAACAGATTCTCTGTCCTTATCCGCCATAGTATATGTATAACCTACAGTCTTAAGTTTTTCAACCAATACTGTATGATCAAAATTACTTACCTCAGGCGAAATTCCCATAATATTATCATCGCCATACGTCATCAAGTGAACTAAAGCTTTGAATCTATCTAAAGAATTTCCCGCTAAAGCCCAAACATAACGAATAATAAGTGAATTCACTATTCCATTGATTATAACAGTCAGAGGATGTCCTGAGGGATTAGAACCCCAGAATTCCACCAAATCACCATTAAAATCAGTTAACGGGAATGCCGTATCATAGGCAATACCTTGGACTACCAATCTGTCTTTATCAGATCTCCCAGCAGCTTCAAGGATATTATCTATAACTTGAAAAGCAGCTAATATCCACTGAGCACTCATACGCTTATCGAATTTCGAATAATCACCTGCCACAATACGATCTTTACCAAATTTAGTTAAATAATGGTAAATTTGATCCCATTCAGCAGATGTAGCATTAGTACCCGGTGCGGTTTCGAAAATATATTTATTATTCTGCATCACTCGGACTAGAGATAATAAATACTTTCGCACGACAAAGCACCACTCAGCAGGGCCACCAGAAAAAACTCGCGTGGCCTTTGATTCAATCTTGCTCAATTTAATAGGCTCATCTTTCAAATGTCCCACAAAAATTGGCATATATCTAGTGCTCTGCGCATAGGTATCAATAATACCATCAACTCTTTCATAGAATTTGTCATGAAATTCCACATAATCATCCCACACATCATGTTGTCCACGATATGTTAGATAGTGGATCTTCTTCTTTCTATATGGAAATCCCATGGAAGTTTTCCTGTTCATCTTATCAATAAACTTTGTACCTGGGTATCCATTTAAAGTAGTTGCATTATCTAGCAGAATAATCTCTTTCAATTGATCTGCTTTCAATGCTGAAAGAATATCCTTGGTAAACGCATTGACACACTCATCCAATAGAGATTGTCGAACATCAAATGTTTGTTCCACAATATCCATCGCTGCTATTCGCCAAGGAGCCCACCCTCGCATAACTGGAGGACCAGTAGCGATGACGTAACCGAGCTCAACACAATCATCAGCTATATAACTCTTCTTAACTTTTGATCTGTGTGAACCACGGAAACCGGGCAAAGACCCATAGACATTGGCTACACCTTTCTCCATATAGCGGAAAACACTTTTATGATGTAATGGTTGCAATTGTATAGGCATACCATCAGCATCAGTTAAATCTGGTGCTCCCGCTTGGATTAAAGGGACTTTAAAGTGTTGTAATGCAGTTTCAATCACTTCTCTAGTAATTGATACTGCGGAAACACGTTTAGAGTTTCCTCCAGTTTGATGCAGACCCAAAATCATAGGGCCACTCTGGGTAAAACCCAGAACTGTTGATCCGCACATTCCCTTCACAGTATCTTTAGTTACTGTAGCACACCATGATGGGAAACTTGTACCTAATTCATAGGCATATGCTTTGGGATCATATGTAATCGCACGCATGGGCTCAAATTCATCATTACCCATGTCATCGCGACCACATAAAATTCCATTACATACACCTCGATATGATTCACCTGGAATCAAATTAATTAGGTTAGGAAGTGGGGGAGTACACTTCATGCGGAAAAACACTAAATCACGATCATGTCTTCTGAATACGTCATCGACACCAATAAAGATGGTGAAATTTTGTGATACACCAAGTGTTCGCCGTTGCATTACAACTTCTAACTTGATGTCTACTTCAGGAAAGTTATGATTGTTCGTGACATATAAATTCCCACCCAATCCAAGTATACGCATTTTACGTGATTTTGGCATTCCATCCCGTTCATAACGAGCTATACCAAAAAGACAATTTCTGTATACTTTAGCACCCACTTCTTCCATACTGAGTGCTTTCCAAGATCGGGTTAGAGTACCTACATCAAAAGTCGTTGGTTCATAATCGTCTCTATACCAAGGGTTTGGTTTTTCATCTTTTGCTGTAGGTCGTTCTCCCTCATCTGAACTAGATTGAACATTCAATCGAGTCCAGGCTTTATATATAGCTGCAACCGCCGCAGCGGTTGGTGCTAGAGAAATGAAGGCTAGGAACAATTTGTGTTTAACGGAGAACTCTCGAACTCTATTGCCAAACGAACACATAGCCTCACGCACTAATTGCTGTTCACAGCGCAAACGTTCTAGATTGCTCAAATAAGAGCGGGAGACAGTATCAGTAATCTCAGCTAATGTATCGCGAACATTAGTAGCTGTTTGCCGCACATTATTGCTAGCACGTGTAAAACCTCTAAAAGGTCTTCTCATTGCAGAAGAAACTCTAGCAGCTATATAATCATCCAACCAGTTGGTGAAATAGTCAGTATGTTGCCATATAAAATTTAAAAGGACTAATATACATAGGGTATATGACACATACTGAATATTGATGCCTAGGGTAATATAATGGTACAAAACCATACCACTACCCAAATACATCAATATACGATAAGAATCATCGTCTTCTTCTCCTGATTGGAGCTCACCCGAGCAAACACAATGCATCTCAGTTCGGAAACATGTATCACAAACTTTTGAAGATCTATAGGCTTGTTCAGAAGCATCAACTAAATCTTGATTAGCTCTATGCTTAATAGATTCTACACTTACAAAACTCAAAAAGTCGTGAATACTTGTAAATTCATACTGGTTAGTACCATATGGCACATATTTTGCATACTGCATACCAGTAACCGAATTTGTTTCAGCAATAACACGCTCAACGGTAAAATTCCAATAGTCTGGATATTCTCCTGGCTCTAGAGTAGGAGTTCGCGACGAATCTAAAACTCTACTCATGGGATCAGGAACTCTACCATTGACGATCGCACAATATTCCGGTTTGACTGTTGGTGTAACAACCATTGGGAATCGGCGTAAGATTGCTAACTGATTGCAATAGTAGGATGAGGCATTCAGCGTTTTGACATTAGTCGTACCTTGAACTAACAGAGGACGTAAAGGAGTTTTTCCTTTATCTGCCAAATCCGCTTGTGGGGGGGTATATGGTACTTGATTGATTATTTGCAAAACCTCTTCCATACTTGGGTCCCCTTGGTGTGCATTAGGATTACGCGACGCAATATCATCCAAAACTATGGACCACATCGATGTCTGGAAACCGGACCAGTACTCGTCTGAAAAAGAACGTGTGTAATGGTATTCAGAACCATATGGTAAACCATGCACTTTAGCAAAATGCTGGTATGTTAAAGATTGCAATGTCGATTTACCGATACTAGAACCACCATAATACAAAATTGTAAAAGGTGTTTGTCTCGATTCTCGAGCTGCTTTCTTTGTGCATTCAGTGGCCTGCAGTAAACGCAAATCAGATAGTAATTTCTTGATAAGCGTTGTTTCCGCAGCTGCCATACCATCAGCATATTTGCTAATCGCAGTACCTTGCTCAATGCACTGCGACAAACGGCCAAGGAATTCATGATATGAAATTCCATTGGCCTCTGGGTTGTGAAGTTTCATAGACATTTCTTTAAGGGCATATACTTCATCAACCCATTTCCCATATGTGCGGCCAGAATGCACAATGGGACTCCAAGATTTCGTACTGTAACAATCATACAATCGTTCCAATATGAAACTTGCACCTTCTATTAAAGCATAGAAGAAACCACTATCACTGCTGTGATGGGTTTTGATCAGTTCTTCTTCAGCTTTGGTATACCAAAAACGGTTGAAGGTAATACCGAAACGTTCTAGTAAGGAATAGGACATTATGTAATAGAAAATTTTCTTGATGCGAATCACCACAGGGTGGTCCGCAACATTTTCACATAGTGTCAACCATTTACGAAAACGTCTAAAGGGGTTGTTTTCTGGCTCATCCCCTTGAAGTTGAGGCGTATCCATCAACTTTTGTATCATACCACAAACAGTCTCAATGGATTTCGCAGCAGTCATCATCATGGATTTACCTGACACAGCACGCATATATTGCATGATGGCCAAGTAAATTTGCTTCCATGTCTCTGCATCCTTCAATTGATGGTACAGAGTGATAGAACTCTCAACATGAAACCAAAAGAAATCTGAATTATCCAGCTGTTCTTTTAAAGCTTCTTCCGGTGTTTTACTAGCGACATACTCGCCAACAGGAGGATTAGGAGGTGGAGCACCTCCATGTCCCCAAGCGTAATCCGGAATTTCTGCCTCAAATCCGATACAATTAAGAATCACTTCTTTGTTATAAGAATTGACTCCTGATGGTTGTTTCCATCCAAATTGATCGTATTGAGCAGGGAGATCATTTCCATCTCCATTACTCTTGGTTTCTTCAAACTCATCCGATTGTAGGACGAGTGAAACACTGGGATGCAAAACTTGCATCTCAGCTTCGTGGACAAATGAATATAATCTAAAATCATTTTCCACGAAATCGCAATTACAGGAGTGCCTTAGGCTGAGCCTGTATCTCAAGCGCAAAATTACTTTGTTGGTAGCGGAAAAACGGTGGGGGTCCATCGTTTTATATCGTTATATCGTAAGTAACTTTCATTTAATAGGGTCTTTTATCGAGGTCCCATCCCTCTATCTGAGTTTCAGTACATCGAGGGTACCCTATCTGGTTTTCACATATAGGATGAACGAAAGATCATAGCTTCCATACTAGTAAACTAGGATTCGTGTACATGTCAAAGCGTCAAATCTGAGAGGCTTTGATCCTTTGTCAGTGAGTGGATTTCCATAATCCAATATGACATCGATCTATACAGTCATCAACCATGACTTTCATTACGTATACCGCAGAAAATAGAAATATATAAGCGTTGTACAAAATGTACGTTCGAATTAAAGTTTTTTGTTTTGTTTTAGCGGTATTTTCTAATTTTTATTTCTTTTATTTGTTTATAAGAGAGCGGCATAAGCCGCAACCGACCTACCAAGGTTGTGAATTCGTCGTCGAGAGGTATTATTAACTTAGACGAATCACATAGCCCTGGGGCCGGACAACTCACTCACGTGCAGCTTGCGCACGCGGTATAGACAATACATAAAGGGGTAGATGTTTAAAGCCGTCTCCGGCGTTAGAAATAAAATGCGTTGCAAACGATGGATGCTCAGTTCAATCATTCACTATATCCGAGGAATTTCTGGGGAATCCGTAGAAAGCCAGTTCAATCATCAATAGCTTCCGAGGAATTCCTGAGGAATGCATCATTGCGTGGGTGTTAATCCACG